GTTAACACCAAAGGCATTAGAGTTTTTAATGCTATTAGCTGATAAGTGTTCTAGAAAATTAACATATAGAAATCCAGAAGATAGACAAGATTGTATTGCCTATGCTTATATGGATCTTTACAGATATTGGAGAAATTTTAATCCAGAAAAAAGTACTAATGCATTTGCTTATTTTACTGAAATAGCAAAAAGAGGATTTGCAAAAGGTTGGAATAAATTACATCCTAAGAAATATCATGGCACGGTTTCAATTAATGGTAGTGCTGATAGTGAAGGCATTTATACAATATAAAATGTTAAATGAGTATAAAGAAGGTAAAGCCTACTGTAAAATCAGGATTTAAGCAAGGTTATTATAAACCAAAATTTCCTCAAAAATATAGAGGAGACGGTCCTATTATATACAGGAGTAGTTGGGAAAGAAAATTTTGCCATTGGTGCGATCATAATGAAGATGTAATTTACTGGATATCTGAACCCTTTTCTATACCTTACTTTAATCTTTTGGATAATAAATTTCATAAGTATTATCCTGACTTTTTCTTTAAAATGAAAAAAGGAGACACAACACAAGAATACGTAGTAGAGATAAAACCTAAAGCACAGTTAACTAAACCAAAAGAACCTAAAAGAAAAACTGCAAAAGCAATGAAAAATTTTAAATATGCGTATGAATCGTATGTTAGAAATTTATGTAAGACTAATGCATTAAATAAAATGGCAAAAGAAAGAAACTGTAAAGTAATGTTACTAACAGAAGATTCAAAATTATTCTAATGGCTTTAATAGGACAATTTAAAGAAGACTTAGATATTTACCTTGCAGAAAGTAAAGGTAGGACTGGTGCATCTAAGCAATCAGAAAGAGATATAGTTAATGCAGGAGCTAAATCTGATGGCGTTCTTAATCCAGGACAAATGTATAGTTTTTATTATTATACTAAAGATGAAGCTTTTTATGATTCCAAACCTTTGGTTATAGGATTAGGAGAATCCGATAATGGCCATCAGTTAGGAATTAATTTACACTATATGCCTTATGAGGCAAGAATTCCTTTTTTAACAGAATTAACATCCTCTTTAGCCTCTCAAATAAAAGGTTTAACAAAAGGTAAAGCATTAGGTAATCCAGATGTACAAAAACCTATAACTAATTTTAGGTGGGAGTTTGTTAAAAGAGCTTATGGCAAAAAATATAATTTAACTTACTGCACAAGGCAGTATATGATAAAGAAAATGAAAACTCCTTATGTCTTAGGATATGAGGATTGGTATATTGGTGGAGTTAATAATGAAGATTATTTTTATGGAGGAAATATTAACCAAGCTCAAGCATTATACTATAAGAATATATAAACTAATAATAAAAATAGATTATGGCAGGTTTTACAGATAGAAGAGGTCCTTTAAGTACTGGTAACCCAGTAAGAAGACTTCTAAAAGATCTTTCTAATTTAGGAATGGCATATGATGATATGATCATTCGTAATTCACGTGCAGTAGGTTTTACTGAAAATCAAATGGGTTATACATTTAATCCAATGGGATCTGATAGTGATGATATGTATGGTGCATTTGCAGCCTTATCATTAACAGATACTAATCTTAAAAAGAACATTGCATTTTTTGATCAAGATTATGATAGAAAACGAGACCAACTTAGAACATTTGCAGTACAAGATGAAATTGAAGATATATTAGATGTATTATCAGATGAAGCAATTGTTTTTGATGAATCCAATTATATGGCTTATGCTGAATATAATGGTCATATTGGAGAATCAATAGAAGAAGAGATTGCAGATGTATATAATAATATCTACAACTATTTTGGTTTTAATGATCCTACGGCACCTTGGAATTATTTTAGAAAATGGTTAATAGATGGATTCCTTGCTTTTGAAATTGTCTATAATGATAAGCAAACTGAAATTATTGGTTTTAAAGAATTAGATCCAATATCATTAATGCCAGGTATTGATACTGATGATGGTAAAAAGGTATGGATTCAATATAAAGGACAAGGTGCAAAAGAAAGAACCTTATGGGATTCTCAAATAATTTATATTTCTTATTCATCAGTTAATTCTCCAATGAGAATATCTTATGTTGAAAGATTAATAAGATCTTTTAACCTTTTAAGAATTATGGAACACAGTAGAATTATTTGGGCTGTATCTAATGCTTCATTTAAAACTCAGTTTACAATACCAGTTGGTGGTAAATCAAAAACCAGAGCAAAGCAATCCCTAGCTACCTTAATGAACTCATATCGTGAGGTTGTAGACTTTAACTTTGAGAGTGGTGAAATTCAAACCAATGGTAAACCAATGATGCCGTTTAATAAGGAGTATTGGTTACCTTCCAAAGATGGAGAATCGCCAGAAATACAAACAATTGGTGGTGATGGACCAGATCTTGGAGATACTGAATCTTTAAAATACTTTTCTGATAAATTACAATTGGCTTCTAAGATTCCATTTTCTAGGTTTGATAGAGAAGGCGGAAATACCTATGATATGGAAGCAAGCGGTATGTTAAGAGATGAAATTAAATTTGGTAGATTTATTTCAAGATTAAGATCAATTTGGCAAGAAATATTAGTTAAGCCTGTATATCTTCAAATGTGTCTTAATCATCCAGAATTAAAAAATGATATTGCATTTAAAGCAGGTTTAGGATTAAACTTCATGAAGGATAATGTTTTCGAGGAAATGAAAGAAATGGAATTACAAACAAAAAGAGTTGATTTTATTGGTAATATGAAAACACAGTTAAGTACTATGACTGCTGAAATGGAAGAAATACCATATTTTGATTTAGGATTCTTAATTAAGAGATATGGTGGATTTACACGTGATGATATTAAGGCAAATGCCCGAGCTAAAGAAAGAACTGAGTTGGAGACTGAAGGGTATTCAATGGAAGATATAGAAAAGATTCTTTTAGGTGCAAACAAGAAGGATTTTAAACCAGAGAAGAAAGATGACGGTGTTGAAGAAGACCCGTTAGCTGGAATCTAAAAACTATCAAGAGTTATAATATATAAATCAAATAAACTAGAAAGATGTCTAATAAGAAACTTTTAATTCTAGAAAGATCTAAGTCTAATTTAAGTATGACTAAAGATGCCGATGGCTCTGTCGTGCTTGAAGGTGTATTTACAGAGATTGGAGTAAAGAATAAAAACAACCGTATTTATGAAGAAGCTGAAGTACTTCCTCATATTAATGAATTAAAGGAAAAGGTAAAAACTAACAAATTGTTAGGTGAACTTGACCACCCAAAAGATTTTGATATTAGTCTATCAAATGTTTCTCATGTTATCGAGGATTTAGATTACGATAAAGATAAGAAACAAGTACTAGGAAGAATTAGATTACTAAATACTTCAAAAGGTAAAGAAGCTCAAGCATTAATAGAAGATGGTATTCCATTGCATATTTCTAGTAGAGCTGCTGGTACTGTTGATGAAGCAGGTAAAGTTAAAATTAAAAAATTCTTTACTTATGATTTAGTTGCTGATCCAGGATTTGAAAATGCTGAATTGGCTAGAGTTAATGAATCTTTCGGTTTTGAGAATACTGAAGGTTTATACATTTATGAAATGGGTAACTCTGAAGAAGAAATAAATAAAACAAATAAAACAGATCTAACAATGGAAAATACATCAGACAAATTTGTAACTGTTGAAGATTTTAATAAGTACACTGAATATGTAAAGAATACATTAGATAGTGTTAAAGAATCTGCAAATTCAAATAACGATGAGTTAATTGAAAAGCTAGTTAAATATACTGAGCATATTGCAGAGAAAGTAAATCAGGTTACTGATTATACTGAATACTTATCTGAAAATCTTGACAAGAGCATATCTCACTCTGACTACTTAGCAGAGAATATCGAAAAAATTAAAAATTATGCTTCTTACTTAGGTGAAGAGTTGGATAGTTCAATTCAATATACTGAGCATGTTGCTGAACAAGCAGATAAAGGAATTGCATATTCTAATTATTTAGGTGAAAGCTTAGAAAAAGGAATTCAATATTCTGAGTACATTGCAGAAAAGGTTGATCAAAACATCGCTTATTCTGAATACCTTGGAGAAAGTGTAGATAAGAGCATTAAGTATTCTGAATACATTGCAGAAAATGTAACTGCTGTTGAAGGTGATTCAATTAATGAATCAGCTGTTAATGAATACGGAAAGAAAATGGAAGGTGCAATGCCAACTATGGATGAAGTTAAGAAGATGATGGATGAAGGCATGAAATATGAAGCTATCTGCGAAAAGTATCCAGATGCTGATCATGGTAAGATAAAAGAAATGTGTGACAAATGCATGCAAGAAATGAAATCTTACAAAGAATCTATAAGTGAAAAATTAAATGATTTAATTTCTAAGGCAGAATCTAAGTCTGTTAATGAAATGCACTTTATGAATTTCTTAAGTGAATCTAAAAAGAATGAATTTGATTCTTTATCTGAAGATAAAAAAGGATTAATAGTTGAATCAATGAACAGAGATTCTATTATGTCAACTGTACAAGCTGAAAATGTTTGGGATTCATGTTTTATAACTGAAAGAAAGGCAATTAACTTTATTGATGATATGCCAGAAAAATATCGTTCTAAATGGGATAATCTTTCAGAGGCAAGGAAAGAACAAATTATTGCAGAATCTAAATTCCATTCTTTAGGTACTCCTTATGCTATTAATAATTTCTGGCAAACAAGAGACTTAAGAGATACACAAATGAAGTTAGAATCTATAAATGAAGCTAAGACTGCTGCTGAGGCTAAAGGTAAAGAAGAATCTTTATTAAATGAAAGTTTCAAAAACGACTTAGTAAATAAAATGAAATTCAGATTAAATAGATAATCATTTAATCTAAAAGATATAATCGAATAGTCAAGAAGAAAAGGACTCAGGCGATTAGAAACGGAATTTTTAATTCCACAAAAAATGCGAAAAAATAATTTTTTAAAATGTACGCAAATCAATTAATCAACGAGGCTGAGGTTCAAAAGACTTGGGGACCTGTTATTGAGGAAAGTACTGGCATAACTGAAAAATCTAAGTTAGCTTGGATGTCTAAGTACTGTCACTACCATAACCTTAATGAGAGTGTTTACAATACTGTACACCTTAACCCGAACATGAATGTTCAAAGTATGGGTAACGTTACATTGCCAGGAGATCCTGGATCAATGAATGCTTTCCCAGCACAAGCTGCTGGATCTGGAGACAGACCTTTTTCTTTGTTACCACTTGCAATGCAAGTAGCTGCACAGACTGTAGGTTTAGACTTAGTTCCTGTAGTACCAATGCAAGGCCCTATGGGAGTTTTAACTTACCTAGACTTTGTATACGGTGGAGGTAGAGGATCAGGTGCTCCTGTAAACGGTGCCCTAGATACTGTAGCTGCTCCATTATTAATTAAAGTAAATGCAACTCTTGCTGCTGGTACTTTTGCTGTAGATGATATTATCTATGTAGATACTGCTGCTGCTATTGCAACTGCTACTGCTGCTGGATCTTACGAATTAACTTTTGTTGGACTGTCAAGAATTGACGGATTCCCAATATTCAGAGTAAGAGCTAACACATCTGCTTTAGGTGGTGTTGGTACTGCTGGTGTTCATAACACAGGCTTTACTTTCCAACAAGGTGCTGAAACTGCTGCTAGTCCATTATACTCTTGTATAGTTGACGGTGGTAACTTCCACGGTGCTGCTAACTTACAAAATCCATTAAATGCTGTATTAGCTGGTGGTAACGTTGTAGGTACTTTTGCAACTCCAAATGGTTTAAGTTTAGTTAAAGCATTAGAAGACCATATTA